CGCTCGTTCGTTCGGCAGCGGCGTTGGATTGGCAAGGGCGCAGGAAGGTGCTCGATCACTTGGCAGAGCTGATGAAGGCGCACGGAATCCAGGTCAAGAAGCCCAACGAGTGGGCCTTCATCAAGCGCGCCTCCGCCGACCGCCAGCCTCTGCTGCGCAAGATCTGCGCGGTGTGCATCGACATGGGCGTGGGCAAAGCCTACGCCGAGGGCGCGGCCAAGCGCCAGCACGGCATCGACCGCAAGCTGGAGATGATGGACCAGGGCGAACTGTGGCTGCTGGCCGGCGTGCTGGAGCGCACCAGGCAGCACAGGACGGAGCAAGGGAAATGATCGAGATTGATACCGACCTGTTGCCGCCGATCCTGCAGAATATCGTCGCCGGGATCGGCCTGCCGCTCACCATGAAGCTGGTGCAGGCGCGCGGCGGCGTGCGGCTGTACGTGCCCAAGCTGGAGCTGGAGGATGACCACTACCTAGTGCAGTTGTTGGGGCGCGAGGCCGCCGAGAAGCTGCAGTCCATGTTCGGCGGCGACGAGCACTTCGACCTGCCCAAGGCTGAGCGCGCCCTGCGTGCCGTGCGCGACACGGAGATCAGGCGCCGCCGCATCAAAGGCGAGTCAGTACGCAGCCTGGCGCTGGAATACGGGCTGACCGAGCGGCAAATCTATGCGATCTGCGACGAGTTGATGGATGACAGGCAGGTCAGCCTGTTTTAGAGTGCGGTAACTTAACGAAGGGAGGGATCGATGGATTTCCACAAGAAATTGAGCGGAAAAGAGGTGGTGGGCGCTCTGGTTGGTGCAGCTTTGATCGCCGGGCTGGTGTCGGTAATTAGCGGAGGCCAGGAATCCAAGGCACCAGTTCCTCAGCAAGAATCCAAGAAACTGGATTTCGGCCCCAGCATTGGCGTTCCTTACAGCCAATCCATAAAAGGGTTTGAGCAGTTCGGGATGACGCTGAATGAAGCTCCATTGAATACCGGAGAGCGGCGCATGATGGGACAGACAGACCAAATCAAAGCGCTGGTATCCCTTGAAGTCATGGGTGAACCGGACAGCATCAATCGCGTGACGATGATGTACGGTGCCGTTAAAGACGATGTCGCCATCAACATCGGCAATGTGACCTGCATTGCACTCCTGTTCAACAACGTCATGCCAGAATGGCCCGGCAGCATGAAGTGGGCAAATGTGGCCGTGAATAATCTGGCAAATGGCTCCAAGGGAGAAGAAATCGTTCAAGGCAACAAGCGGGTCAGGCTGACCCTGATAAAGGAATTGGGCATGTTCTTCCTTACGATCGAGCACAAGGATCGCAAAGAGCCTGCTTAATCAGTGCCAGCGTAATACCGCCTAGCCCCGCCCCCGTGCGGGGCTTTGCTTTTCCTGAAGCGCTTCAGCCTTAATCCTCTCCGCGCGCGCGCGTACTGTGCGCGGCATGCAAACCCCTCAACAAACCTGCGGTAACTGCGGCAAGTGGACGTGCCACACCGATGCGCGCATGCCTGACCACGGCGGATGCGCGCACCGGCCTGTCGGCCACTACTCGCACAGGCAATCCGCGTGCCTGTTCAACCCGACCAGATGGAGCGCCAAATGAAGAGACTCCCGCGCATGTACGACTGGATCATCGTCACCGTCCTGCTGACGGTGCTGATCTACGTCCTCGCCCCGCAGCAACTGCTCGTATCCGCCTACAAGCTGTCGCTCATCACCACGGCCGCAGTGATCGGCTACTGGATCGACCGCTCGCTGTTCCCGTATGCGCGGCCGGACAACCCGAAGCTCGATCCGTATGACCTGCTGATCGCCGCCGCCATGCTGCGCCGCGCCATCATCGTCGGCTGCGCCATGCTTGGCGTCTCGCTGGGGGTGTAGTGAGATTCCCGCGCAAACATGCCCGGTACGCGCTGATCGCCGTGGTGGCGCTGATGCTGTTGCCGCTGCTGGCGATGGCCGCCGATGTGCCGCAGGCGGCCAGGCATTACCAGCGCGACCTGACGCGCCAGGCGCGCGCCGTGTGGGGCATGGATGCGCCGGTCGCCGCCTTCGCCGCGCAGATACACCAGGAGAGCCGCTGGCGCACCGATGCGCGCAGCCCGGTGGGCGCGCAGGGCATCGCGCAGTTCATGCCGGCCACGGCGACGTGGATTTCCGGCGCGTACCGCTGGGGCGAGGCGCAGCCCTACAACCCCGGATGGGCGCTGCGCGCGCTGGTCACCTACGACCGCCACCTGTGGGAGCGCGTGCGGGCATCCGACGCCTGCAGCCGCATGGCGATGGCGCTTTCCGCCTACAACGGCGGGCTGGGCTGGGTGTACCGTGACCAGAAGCTGGCCGCGCAGCACGGCGCGGATCGCGCCCGCTGGTTCGGCCAGGTCGAGCGGTTTAACGCAGGGCGCAGCAAGGCCGCATTTTCCGAGAATCGCGGCTACCCGCGCCTGATCCTGACGCGCTGGCAGCCCATCTATGCCGGATGGGGCGGAGGTATCCAGTGCGCCTGATCCCCGCTCCGTACCGCATCCTCGCGCTGGTGCTGCTGGTATTGGCCTGCATCGCCGCCGGTGCCGTGGCCGGCCTGAATATCGAATCGAACCGCCGCGACGCGATCGAGCTGGCGCAGAAGCGCGAGTCCGACAAGGCGTTCCAGGCCGCGCTGGTCAGCGGCAAGACGCACGCCGCCAACGTCATCGCCTGGCAGCGCAAGGCCGAGAACTATTACCGCAACTGGAAAGAGAGGCTGGACCATGAGAAAGACGCGAATCTCGCGCAATGCGAGCCGGCGCAGGCTGGCGTTCATGCTGCTTTGCTCAGCGGCACTTGGGTCGGCCTGTACAACGCCGCCTGGCAACCCGAGCTCGCTGAAGGCGATACCGGCGGAGCTGCTGGCGAAGTCGCACCAGCCGGTCCTGTTACGCCCCGCGAAGCCCTCGACAACGTCGCCATCAACGCCCGCCTCTGCGCCGAAGACCGCAAGCGGCACGACGAACTGATCGACCACCTGATGGAAACGGGCGCGCGGTGAGGCCGGAAGACCGCGCGCAGGAGCTGGAACTGCAGGAGTGGGAGGCGCGGCAGGAGAGCGCCGGGCTGCCCGAGCCGGATGCCATTCCGGCCACGCATTGCCGGGATATCCATTGCGGCGAGGAGATCCCGGAAGAGCGCCGCAAGGCGTATCCGCGAGTGCGGTTTTGTGCGGCGTGCCAGGCGCGCCGGGAGAAAGCGAAAGGCAGTTATGCAGGTACAAATTGATCTGTGGGAGCTGATTATGGCGGTCGCATCGCTGATCGGCGTGTTCGCCACGCTGATGTGGCTGTTCGGCACGATCCTGGTACGCCAATTCAAGGCGCAGCTCGATCAGCGGTTCACTTCCATCCAGGCGGACCTGACCAAGCGCGCAGCGGACGATGTCAAGGTGGCAGAACAGTTGCGCAAGTTCGAGCGGGAGTTCCTTGAGTTCCAGCGCGACCTGCCGGTGTTGTATGTGCGGCGCGAAGACTACATACGCGGACAGACAGTGATCGAGGCCAAGCTGGATGCGCTTTACAGCAAGGTCGAAGTGGTACAGATACAGGGGGCCAAACATGATTGACCAGGAAAAAGTACGGCGCGAGAACGTGCGCTGGCTGGTGATTTTAACGCTGCACAACGCCAGTCCGATGGGCGCTTACGAGGAGCTGGTGCTGGCCACGGTGCAGGGCATGTTCCAGGACGCCACGGCGCTGGAGGTGCGGCGCGCGCTGGATTACCTCTCCGATCGCGAGCTGATCAAGCTGGTCAAAGAGCCGGGCGGACGCTGGTTCGCCGATCTCACGCGCTACGGCACCGACTTGGCCGAGTACACGGTCGACTGCGATCCTGGTATCGCGCGCCCCACGAAGTACTGGGCAGGATGACATGCCGCCGCGTTCCAAAATCAAGCAGCTGCCGGACCCGGTCAAGCAATGGCTGGACCGGGCGCTGATCGAGGGCAACTTCTCCGGCTACGAGCTGCTGGAGAAGGAGCTGGCCGAACGCGGTTATGCGATCGGCAAGTCCAGCATCAACCGTTACGGGCAGGAGTTCGAGCAGCGTCTGCACGCGCTCAAGCTGGCCACGGAGCAGGCCAAGGCGATCTCCGAGGCGGCGCCGGACGATGCCGGCGCGATGAACGATGCGCTGATCCGGCTGGTGCAGCAGAAGGCGTTCGACACTCTGCTCAAAATGGAGGAAGGCGCGCCGATGAAGGAGATTGGGCTGATGGTGGCTCGCCTCTCCAATGCCACCGTGAAGCAGAAGCAGTTCGCCGCCGAGGTGCGCGCCAAGGCGGAGTCCGCCGCAGCTGCCGTCGAGAAGATCGCCAAGAAGGGCGGGCTGTCCGCCGCTGCGGTCAAAGAGATCAGGAGCCAGATCCTTGGCATCCCCAGCTAAAACGATTCCGGTCGGCCTCCCGAGCGATGCGGCGCGCAAGGACGCGCCGCCGCCTGCTTTACTGCCATACCAGCAGCGGTGGATCGCCGACGACAGCCCCCTGAAGATCGGGGAGAAGTCGCGCCGGGTTGGCTGGACATGGGGCGAGGCCGCAGACGACGTGCTGATCGCGGCGCGCGAGGAACTTAGCTCAAACGTGTTCTACATCGGCCCTACGCAGGACATGGCGCTGGAGTACATCGAAGCCTGCGCCATGTGGGCGCGCGCATTCGACTATGCAGCATCCGAGATCGAGGAAGGGATCTTCGTCGACGGCGACAAGGAGATCAAAACCTACAAGATCGACTTCCCTGCTACTGGCCGCCGCATCGTGGCGCTCAGCTCGCGCCCGACCAACCTGCGCGGCAAGCAGGGCGTGATCGTCATCGACGAGGCCGCGTTCCATAACGATCTGGCCGCGCTGCTTAAGGCCGCGATGGCCATGCTGCTGTGGGGCGACAAGGTGCGCATCTTCTCTACCCACGACGGGCAGGACAACCCGTTCAACGAACTCATCCAGGAAGTGCGCGCCGGCAAGCGCAAGGGATCGGTGCACCGCATCACCTTCCGCGAGGCGGTCGAACAGGGGCTGTATCAGCGCGTGTGCCTGCGGCGCGGCATCGAGTGGACAGCGGAAGGCGAGGCGCAGTGGGTGGCCGATGCCTATGCGTTCTACGGCGAAGATGCCAGCGAGGAACTGGACGTGGTGCCGTCGCAATCGGCCGGTGCGTACCTGACGATGGGCCTGATCGAGGCGCGCATGAACCCGGACACGCCGCTGGTGCGCGGACGCTGGACATCGGAGTTCGCCTACCTGCCGGACTGGGAACGCGAGGCCGAGGTGGCCGCCTGGTGCGAGGAACACATCAAGCCCATCCTGGACACGCTCAACAAGGATCTGGCGCATGGACTGGGCGAGGACTTTGGCCGCCTGGGCGATTTGACCACCTTGAACATCATGGAAGAAGGCCGCGACCTCATCACCCGCGTGCGCGGGCAGATCGAGCTATCCAACTGCCCGTTCCGCCAGCAGGAGCAGATCGTCTTCTACATCCTCAGCCACCTGCCGCGCTTCCGCTCTGCCGCGTTCGATGCGCGCGGCAACGGACAGTATCTGGCCGAGCGGGCGGCGCAGAAGTTCGGGGCAGCGCGCGTGGAACAGGTGATGCTCAGCGATTCCTTCTACTTGGCCAATATGCCGCGCTTCAAGGCTGCACTGCAGGACGGAACGCTGACCGACATCCCCAGAGATTCGCAAACGCGCGATGACTTGCGCGCGCTCAAGCTAGTCGACGGCATCCCGAAGCTGGGCAAGGCCAAGACGCAAACCGGGGAAGGCGAGAAGCTGCAGCGCCACGGCGACTCGGCCATCAGCCTGTTCCTCGGGCACTACGCCATGAAGCGCGAGGTGGCCCCGATTGACTATGAAGGCGTCCCAAAGCGCGACGACGACAACGGCGGAATCGACAGGAGATCAGCATGGTAGAAACTACACGTATCCTCGATCAGCACGGCAACCCGATCAAGCGCACCGAGCTGCAGGAGCCTCAGACCTCGAAGCTGGCGCAGCTGCACCGTGAATTCGCCAGCCATCCGTCGCGCGGTTTAACGCCGCTCAAGCTGGCGCGCATCCTGGAAGCCGCCGAGCAGGGCGATATCCGCGCCCAGCACGAGCTGTTCATGGACATGGAAGAGAAAGACACCCATATCTTCGCCGAGATGGGCAAGCGCAAGCGCGCCTTGCTTACCGTGGAATGGGACATCGTGCCGCCGCGCAACGCCAGCGCCACCGAGCGCAAGCTGGCGGGTTATGCGAAGGAGCTGATGCAGGACGTGCCGAACTTCGAGGATGTGATCCTAGACGCGCTGGATGGTATCGGCCACGGCTACAGCTGCCAGGAGATCGAGTGGGAGCTGATCGGGCGCGAGTGGATGCCGAAGGAGATCAGCCATCGCCCGCAGGGCTGGTTCCAAACCGATATGGCGACCCGCACCGAGATCCGCCTGCGCGACAATTCGCTGGACGGTGAGGCGTTGCGGCCGTTTGGCTGGATCAGGCATGTGCACAAGGCCAAGAGCGGCTACATCGCCCGATCCGGCTTGCACCGCGTACTGTCGTGGCCTTACTTGTTCAAGAACTACTCGGTCGGCGATCTGGCCGAGTTCCTGGAGATTTACGGCCTGCCGCTGCGCCTGGGCACTTACCAGTCCGGCGCGTCCGACGACGAGAAGGCCACACTGCTGCGCGCGGTGATGAGCATCGGTCACGACGCCGCCGGCATCATCCCCGAGGGCATGATGATCGAGTTCAAGGAAGCGGCCAAGGGTAGCGAAGGCCCGTTCATGGCGATGACCGACTGGTGCGAAAAGAGCCAGAGTAAAGCGATTCTGGGCGGAACGCTGACCAGCCAGGCGGACGGAAAGAGCAGCACCAACGCACTGGGCAACGTGCACAACGAAGTGCGCGAAGATCTGATGCGCGCTGACGCCGTGCAGCTGGCCGGCACGCTGACGCGCGACCTGGTGTATCCGCTGCTGGCTCTGAACAAGGGCGGCGTGGACGATCTGCGTCGCCTTCCGAAATTCAAGTTCGTGTTCGACGACTCCGAGGATCTCGGCGTGCTGGCCGAAGCGCTGCCCAAGCTGGTCGGCCTCGGCATGAACATCCCGCTGGACTGGGCGCACGAGCGCGCCGGCATCCCGCAGGCCGAGGAAGGCGCGGCGGTGCTGGGAGAGGAGAAGCCGGCGGCAGGTCCGGGCGTGGCTGCCAACGCCTCGCTGGCCGCGCTGTCTGCCACCGGCGCAGACACGTTCGCCGACCAGACCGCGCTCGATGCCATGATCGAATCCATCGCGCCGGATCTGCTGCAGGGGCAAGCCGCCGCCACGCTCAAGCCGGTGCTGGAGATGATTGCCGCCTCGGCCGATTACGCCGAGATCCACGGCAAGCTAGCGGAAATATTCCCGTCCATGAACACGCAGCAGCTCGAAGAGACGCTGGCGCGCGCCATGTTCGTGGCCGAGGTGTGGGGCCGGCTGAGCGCGCAAGATGAGCAAGGTTGACCTGTCGGTAGCCTTCGGCCTTCCGCCGGAGAGGGCGATCGAATACTTCCAGTCCAAGGGCTACAAGCTCACCTGGGATTGGCGCGAGCTGTGGCAGGAGGCGCAGGCCAGGACGTTCACCGTGGCCAAGGTGATGCGCTCAGACATCCTGCAGGACATCCGCTCCGCCGTGGACGATGCGTTAAACAACGGCACCACGCTTGCCGACTTCCAGAAGAATTTAACGCCCATCCTGCAGGCCAAGGGCTGGTGGGGCAAGACGGAACACGTCAACACCGTCACCGGCGAGACCAGCACCGCCCAGCTCGGCAGCCCGCGCCGCCTGCGTACGATCTACCAGACCAACCTGCAGACTGCCTACATGGCCGGGCGCTACCGACAGATGAAGGAGGCATCCGACAGCCATCCGTACTGGCAGTATGTGGCGATCCTGGACGGCCGCACGCGGCCGATGCACCGCGCGATGAACGGCCGCGTGTTTCGCCACGACGATCCGTTCTGGCAGACGCACTACCCGCCCAACGGCTTCAACTGCCGCTGCCGCGTGCGCGCACGCACGGCTGATTCCATCGAGCGCGACGGCATCACGCCGGACAGCTCCGAAGGCCGTCTGGTCGATCACGAGATCCGCATGAAGGACGGCAGCACTGTCCGGGTCAAGGCGCTGCGCGTGAAGGTCGAGGGACAGGACAAGCTGTTCGCACCGGACGCGGGCTGGAGCTACAACCCCGGCGCGGTCGCTTTCGGCAACGACGTCGAGGTGATGCGCAAGATCACCGCGGTGAAGGACCGCGCGATCCGCGTGCAGGCCGTGCAGGCGATCAACAACTCGGCGCTGCGCCACCAGGTGTTCGCCAACTGGGTGGCGGCAGCCTTGGCCAAACGTTCGGCGGGACACGATGCGCAGGTGGCCGGATTTGTGGAAGAAGACATCGCAGCCTTTGCCAAGGCGCACAACGGTGGCGTAGAGGCGGCACGTGTGCTGGTGCTGCCTGAGAAGCGACTGATGCATGCTGACAGTCCGGATCATCGGACAGAAGGGATCGCGTTGACGCAGGAAGAGTATCAATCGCTGCCATCCATCATCGCACAGCCGAGCGCGGTGTACTGGGACACCAAGCACAAGACGCTGGTATATGTGCGTCGCCAGCGCAACGGCGAGGTGATCTATGTTCCAGTGGATACCGATTACACGGTCAGGAAGCACGGCAAGTTGGACGCCATCGTGAACGCTTACAGGCTTGAAGCTACAAAGGACGGCGCGGGGAGGCTTGAAACGGATCGGTACGTCGAGAAGAAGTAGCCGGCTGGGGGTAGGACTCGAACCTACATTCTCGACTGGATTGCTCCAGCCTCCCGTTACCCGTGGGCGACACACCCAGCCTAGCTGGCTACATTATGAGGCAGAGCCATGTTTGAAATCAAGATTGAAGACCAGGCCATCATGGCCGCACTGGGCAGGCTGGAGCAGGCCGGGCGCGACATGTCTCCGGTAATGCGTTCGATAGCGGAAGAGCTCAGGGAGCAGACCGAGGCCAATTTCGAGGCCGAAGGCCGTCCGAAATGGCTTGGCATCCAGCCGCGCAAGGGGCGCGAGGGCGGACAAATCCTGCAGGATACGGGCCAGCTCGCGGCATCGATCAGCACCACCAGCGATGCAACCAGCGCCGTGATCGGCAGCAACAAGGTGTATGCCGCCATCCACCAGCTCGGCGGAAAGACCAGGCCGCATGTGATCCGTCCGCGCAACAAGCAGGCGCTGGCCTTCGGCGGGCGTGTGGTCAAGTCGGTCAATCATCCAGGATCAAACATCCCGGCCCGGCCTTTCCTGCCGGTGGACGCCCAAGGAAGCCTCCAGCCCGAGGCTCGGGAAGCGATCCTGAGCCTGGCCAGCAACTACCTGTCCAACGTCGCCGGAAGGTGACTCAGGAAAAAAACGCCCTACGGCGTTTTACTACCCATCGCCACGCGCCGATATAGCCAAAAATCGCGCGCGCCGTTTTTAACGGTGGTCTAACGGCCTTTGTGCGGGTGTTTTTCTGTAGTTTCGGATGCGGGTTTCCGAGTAGTCGCCGATTTTGCATTTTTCCGGCGGCTCTGATAGGGTGAAAAAAGACCCTGCAGCATCCCGCCTGAAGTGCTTCAGCCTTAACTCCCCGTGTCGCCCTCTCCAGAATGGCGGCATGGCAAACAAATCCACCAAGACCAAGCAGCAGATCGGCGTCGGCGTCGCCGCATGTTCGCTGTCGCTGAACGAGGCGGGCGAGCTGCAGCTCACTCCGGCAGGTTCCTTCCGTGGCATCGACGGCCGTCCGGCCGAGGTGCCAGCCTGGAACATCGACTCCGCGATCGCGGCCAATGTGATCGCGTTCAACTCGTCGCGCAACATCGATCTGGTCATCGACTACGAGCACCAGACCCTGCACAAGGAAAAGAACGGCCAGCCAGCGCCGGCTGCCGGATGGTTCAGCGGCGCCGGACTCGTGTTCCGCGAGGGTGAAGGCCTGTTCGCGCGCGCCGAGCTGACCCAGCGTGCCAAGGACTACATCGCCGCCGGCGAATACAAATACCTCTCTCCGGTGTTCTTCTACGACAAGAAGACCGGGAACGTCCTGGGCATCCATTCCGCCGCCCTGACCAACACCCCGAACATCGATGGCATGGCGGAAGTCGCCATCGCTGCCGCCAGCGCTGACCTGGCACAACTCACCAACCCACAGGAGACAACGATGGATATCGAAGATTTGCTGGAGCAGCTGCGCTGGCTGTTCAACCTGCCGACGCTGGCGACCAAGGAAGAGGTCATGGCCGAGCTGCAGAAGGCCGTCAACGCGATCAAGCAGTCGAACCCGACCGAGACCGCAGCCGCTTCCTTCAGCATCACCGGCCTCGTCACCGGCCTGAATGCCCAGGTGGCCGCGCTGTCCGCCGCCACGCCCGACCCGGCCAAGTATGCGCCGGTCGAGACCATGCAGGCGCTGCAGTCCGAGCTGGCCGATCTGAAGAAGGCCAACCTGCAGCGCGATGTGGATGGCGTCGTGGTGGCCGCGATGTCGCAGGGCAAACTGCTGCCCGCCCAGGAGAAGTGGGCGCGCGATCTCGGCATGAGCAACCTCGCCGCGCTCAACCAGTACCTGGAGACCGCGCAGCCGATCGATGCGCTGACCGGAACCCAGACCGGCGGCAATCCGCCGGAAGTGAAGCCGCAAGGCGAGCTGAGCGAAGCGCAGTTGGCGATGTGTACCGCGACCGGCGTCTCGCCGGACGAGTTCAAGAAGACGCTGGCCGCCCAGGCTGCGTCGTAACCACCGATCAACCAACAGGAGAACGACATGGGATTGACTGCTGATCGCAACACTCAAATGAAAGACGCCGAACTGGTGCCCGTGAAGATGGCCGTCGCGAAGATCTTCGCCGGCGGGCTGACTGCCATCAACGCCAGCGGCTACGCCACGCCCGGCGCAGCTTCCGCCACGCTGACCTACTTCGGCCGCGCCGAAGAGACCGTGGACAACACCGGCGGTTCTGTCGGCGACAAGACCGTGCTGGTCCGTCGCGGCAAGGCGTTCAAGTGGGGCAACTACGCTTCGGACGCCGTCACCCAGGCCGAGGTGGGCAAGCCCTGCTACATCTACGACGACGCGCAGGTCGCCAAGACCAGCGGCGACGGCGCGCGCTCCGTCGCCGGCATCGTGCTGGGCGTGGATGCCGACGGCGTGTGGGTGGGGGAAGCAACCCGCTCCGACCTGACCGTCGCCGCTGCGCTGGACTTCGCCTCGATCGCCGCCGCGGCCAGCGCAGACCTGACCATCGCCGTGCCGGGAGCTGCCGTCGGCGACGCGGTGTCGCTGGGTCTGCCTGCCGCGCCAACTGCCGGCCTGGTGTTCAACGCGTTCGTGTCCGCCGTCAACACAGTGACGGTGCGCGCCACCAACATCAGCGCCGCCCCGGTGGATGCCGCATCGGCCACCTACCGCGCCACCGTGCACAAGGCGTAAGCCGAACCCGTCCCGTTAATTCGATAGGAGATCCGCAATGAAACTCGTTAAACCCCTTATCTGGCTTCTCGGTGCTTTCGCGCTGGCCGTGATCTGCATGATCGTCGGTGCGCCGGCAACGCACATCGGCTTGTCTCCGGAAGCCTCCGGCCTCGGCATCGCGCTGGGCGGCATGATCGTCAACCGCGAGAACCTCTCCAACCTGTTCATCAGCCTGAAGACCACCTTCAACAACGCCTTCTCGGCCGCGCCGTCGGTGTGGCAGAAGATCGCCATGAAGGTGCCCAGCACTACCGGCCAGAACGATTACGCCTGGCTCTCCAAGTTCCCGATGATGGCAAAGTGGATCGGCGACAAGAACGTGAAGTCGCTGGAAGCCTCGAAGTACACCATCAAGAATGACGACTGGGAGGCAACGGTCGAGGTGGACCGAAACGACGTCGAGGACGACAACCTTGGCATCTACGGCCCGCAAGCGCAGATGGCCGGCGAGTCCGCCGCGCAGTTGCCGGACGAGATCGTGATGAGCCTGGTCAACGGGGTATTCACCACTGCGTGCTTCGACGGCCAGTATTTCTGCGACACCGACCACGTCGTGAAGGGTGCATCGGTCTCCAACAAGGGCGTGGCTGTACTGTCCTGCGCCACACTGGCGGCCGCGCAAGCCAGTATCGGTGCGGCGCGTACCGCGATGCGCAAGTTCAGGGACGACGAAGGCCGCCCGCTGAACATCCGCCCGAACGTGCTGCTGGTGCCGCCCGCGCTGGAAGATACCGCTCTGGTGCTGGCCAATAACGAGCGCCTGGAAGACGGCAAGCAGAACCCCTACAAGGGCATGTTCGAAGTGGTGGTGGATGCGCGCCTGACCAGCGATACCGCATGGTTCCTGCTGGACACCACCAAGGCGATCAAGCCGTTCATCTACCAGGAGCGCAAGGCCCCGGTGTTCGTCGAGCAGACCGATATGAGCGGCGACAACGTGTTCATGCGCAAGAAGTACCGCTACGGCGCAGAAGCGCGTGCAGCTGGCGGCTACGGCTTCTGGCAGCTGTGCTACGGCTCCACCGGCCTGGGCGCATAAGGAATATCCCCCGGAGCGAAGTAGAGACCCCAGCCCCGCCTTGAGTGCGGGGCTGGTTGGATAAAGACAACCAGGAGCGAACATGTCCAAGACCAACACCAACAAGGCGGCGCAGGAAGCCGCGAAGAAGGCAGAGGCTGAGAAGGCAGCAGCTGAGAAGAAGGCCGCCGAGGAAGCGGCCGCAGCAAAGGCTGCGAAGAAGGCCGCCGAGGAAGCAGCTGAAGCTGCGGCCGCGAAGAAGACAGGCGGTGCCGGCAACAAGGTGCCGGCGCTCAGTGTGACCTGCTCCCGCGATGGCTTCCGCCGCGGTGGCCGCGCATGGCCCAAGGGCGAAACGGTGGTGAAGCTCTCTGATCTGAACGACGAGCAGATCGCGCAGATCAAGGGCGAGGCGCTGTTGACCGTCGCCGAGATTGAGGTCGACGAGTAATCCATGTACGCCACCAAGGCCGCCATGATCGCCCGCTTCGGTGAAGACGAGGTAATCGCGCTCACCGACCGCGCCAACCTCGGCGTGATCGACGACGCGGTGCTGAATTCCGCGCTGGCCGAGGCCGATGCCGAGATCGATCCGTATCTGGCACCGCGCCACCAGCTGCCGCTGGCCAGCGTGCCGAAGATCCTGATCGGCTACGCCTGCGACATCGCCCGCTACCGGCTGTGCGGTGCGTCGGTGATGGAGACGGAGGCGATCCGCAACCGCTACAAGGATGCGGTCAGGTTTCTGGAAAGCGTGGCCGCCGGCAAGCTCGGCCTCGGGCTGGATGCGGCGAACAACGTGGCACCGCCTGCCAACACGGTGCAATTCAGCGCACCAGGCGGGCGCGTATTCGATCGGAGCACACGCGGATGATCGCCGCCATCGAAGACGCCATGATCGCCCGCATCGCTGCAGCCGCCGCTGCTACGCCGGGGCTGGGCTACAAGCTGCCCATCGTGGAAAGCTACGGCGGCGAGCTGGACGACGATCTGGCCACCGTGGTGCGCAAATTCCCGGCGGTGTGGGTGACCTTCGCGGGTTGCCGCGCATCGACCAAGGCGAACACGGCGGGCAACAAGTGGCGCACTTCGGCCACCTTCGTGACGATGTGCGGATCTCGCAACGTGCGCGGCGAGCGCGCCACGCGCAAGGGGCTGACGGTCGGCGGCGTGATCAAGGAAGTCGGCGTGTACCAGATCCTGAAGGATATGGGCCTGCTGCTGGCGGGCAGCGATCTCGGCCTGGCGATCACGCCGCTGAAGCCGGGTGCGATCCGCACGCTGTACAACACCAGGCTGAACGGCAAGGGGCTGGCGGTATTCGCCCGCGAATGGCACTGCGAGTTCATCGAGACGCAGCCGCGCGAAGCGATAGACCCGACGTCGGGCGATTTCCTCAGCGTCGGCATCAATTACTACCTGCAGCCAGACGACGGCGTCGCCGATATGCGCGGCGAAGTCACGTTAACGTAAAGGAGACCAAACATGTTGAGAGTAAAAGCCAAGCCTGGCATCAAGGCGCCGCTGCAGCACAGGCCGAAGATCTACATTCCGGATGAGCGCTTCGTCGAGGTGGAGGATAGCCACTATTACCGCAGCATGGTGTCCGCCGGCGATCTGGTCGAGGCCACAGACCAGGAGTGGGCGGCGCAGCAGGAGGCGGATGCCAAGGCGGAAGCCGCCGCGATCGCCGCAGACAAAAAAGCCAAGGCGGAAGCTGCGAAGGCAGCCAAGGCCTAATCCGCAAACTAACCAGGAGCGATCATGCCCAGCCCCAACATCCAGTTCGATAACGTCCCGTCCACCATCCGCAAGCCGGGAATCTATACCGAGTTCAATACCAAGATGGCGGTCAATACCCTGCCCGCCAATCTGTACAAGGTGATCGTGGTCGGCCAGCGCCTGGCTGCCGGAGCCGTCGCAGCCAATGTGGCGGCGGACATCTTCTCCGAAGAAGAGGCCGCCGTGTACTTCGGCCGCGGCTCGATCGCGCACCTCGCCGTGCGTGCCGCCATCGAGGCGAACCGCTACCTGTCGCTTCAAGCCATCGCGCTGGATGACGCCGGTGCCGGCGTGGCCGCCAGCGGCACGGTGACCATCACCGGCCCGGCCACCTCCAGCGGCGCACTTCGCCTGACGGTTGACGACGAGGCGGTGGATATCGCCATTGCCTCCGGCGACACGGCCAACGCCATCGCGGCAGCGCTCAATGCGCAGATCGCGCTGCAGCCCGACCTGCCCATCACTGCAACGGTGCTGGCCGGGGTGATTACGGTCAGCGCCAAGAACAAGGGCACGCTGGGCAACGCCATCAAATTGACGGCAATGGTATCCGGCGCGGCCGGCGTCGGCGCGGCCGTGGTGGCGATGGCCAACGGCCTGAACGATCCAGATATGACCAGCGCGCTGACCGCGATCTACAACGCCGGCCATCACATCATCATCAGCGCCTACAACGACCAGACCAACCTGACCGCGCTGCGCACGCACATCGACGCGGTATCCGGCCCGCGCGAGAAGCGCCGCTGCCGCGCGGTGTTCGCCCATATCGGCACCTACGCGCAGGCCACCACGCTGGCCACGGCGATCAACAGTGGCCGCATGCTGTGCGTGCTCGACCCGTCCGCCAAGGAATCCTCGTACAAAGTCGCCGCCGCGATGGCCGCCGTCGCTGCGAGCGAGGAAGACCCGGCCCGCCAGCTGAACGGACTGCCGCTCGGTGGTCTGACTGCGCCGCCGATGGCCAACTGGCTGTCCGAGGAGCAGATCGAGGCCGCGCTGCACAACGGCGTGACGCCGGTGCGCATCGGCCCCGGCAACAAGGTGCAGATCGTGCGAGCGATCACCACTTACCTGGTCAACGCCAACAACGTGCCGGACATCTCGATGCTGGACTGGACCACCATCGGCACGCTGGACTACGTGGCCAAGGCGATCGAGGAAGTCATCGGCCTGCGCTTCCCGCGCGACAAGAAGTCGGTGCGCACCAAGGCGCGCCTGCATGACGCGATCTACAACGTGATGCTCAAGCTCGAAGAGCTGGAGATCATCGAGAACGTCAAGAAGGAAGACATCCTGATCGAGGATGACAGCGTCGACCCGAGCCGCTACAACATCCGCATCAAGGTCAACGTGGTCAACGGCCTGCACGTCATCGCGCAGCGCCTGGACCTGTTCCTGTAACCATAGAGGAGTAAAGACATGGCTATCGATTACGACGGCGAGGTAGTGGTAGAGATCAACGGGCAGGAGGTGGACGTCGTCTCGCTCGACTACACCGTTAACACCGGACGCAAGCCCGTTAAGACGATGAACCGCACCGGCCGCGCCAAGGGCAGCGTGACCGGCATCAAGACCTACGACTTCAAGATCACGGCCGCGGCGCCGGCCGCGGGCGAGTTCGACTGGACGAACATGAAGGACGCGCAGATCGTGATCTACCCGGTGGAGAATCCCTCCAAGCGCACGACCTTCATCGACGCGAACGTGCAGACCGTCGGCAATCGCTACCAGCTCGAAGGCGAGGCGGTGCGCGACATCTCCGGCTACTTCCTGCGCGAGGCATAAGCGATGAGCGCACTCCTGGACAGGCTGAAGGCTGGCCGCTCAGCAATCAAGGAAGTCACATTGAACGGCGTTAAATTCGGACTGCGCGTGCTGACCGAACAGGACTACCTCGAAGCGCAGATCGCCACCGAGCTGGCCATGAGGGAAGCTGGTATCGAGCTGGGCCTGTCTTCGGCCGAAGCGTTCGAGTCTGAGAAGGCGAGCCAGTTATTGCTGCGCGCCTTGATCGACCCGGCCATCAAGAGTCCGGTGGCCGATTCCGCCAAGGCGTTGCGCGAGGCGCTCAGCCGCGACGAGAAGACCGCGCTGATCGAGGAATATCTGGATCACGAAAAGACCTTCTCTCCCTCCGAGCGGACGATGACGGATGCGGAGTTCAGCGAGCTGGTCGAGGCGGTAAAAAAAACGCCGGAAAATCCGCTTTTGAACGATTTAAGTTCCGCCATGCTGAAAAGGCTTATCACTACTTTGGTGTCCCAGCCTGCGACCTGACGGAAGGTCAGTGGCTGTGGCTACTGGCGATGGTGAATGCCGAGGCGGAATCCGTCCGCCGGCAAAGCGGCAAGACTAGCGGAACCGAGAGCCGCCACTACAAGGGCGCTCGCAGAAAGAAACAAGGCGTGAAGCCGTGATCATGCCCTTCTCGGCCAGCCAAAGCACAAACACCACGGGCGCGAAAACAATGTCCGGCAGGAACACCACCAGAGCGAGGCCGAGCAACAAGATCATCAGCAGGCTGGACATGAGGGCAGCATAACAGATGAGCAAGAATCTTGAAATCGCGCTGTGGTTAAGGCTGCGCGGCAATGCGGAAGCGGCGGCGGGAATGCGCCGCTTCACCGAGCAAAGCGCGCGCGGATTGGGCGACATGCGCCGCGAGGTGAAGCAGCTCTGGTCCGACTTCAATGGCTTCACGGCGGCAACCAAGCTGTTTGCCGCCGCGGGCGGGCTGGCCGCGGTGCGCAGCACCCTCAACGCCAACCTGAATTTCGAGCGCGATATCCTGGAAATGAAGCAGAACAGCGGCATGCTCAAAGAGCAGGCCGACGAGCTGCGCCGGCTCGCCATTGATTCCGCTGAATCGGCATTGCAAACCCCGCACGAAATCATGATCGGCATGAAGGCATTTGCCAGGGCCGGCGAGAAGTTCGAGGATATCAGAGTCAAGGCGGTTTCCGCCGCCAAGGCCGCCACCGTATTTCGCGCGTCGGTCGAAGAAATCGCCAACATGGACTTCGATATCACCGACAAGCTCAACATCGATCCAAAGCGTCTCAATGCCGTCCACAACATGCTGTACTACCACGGCAACTCAGGACGGTTCGAGGCTCCCCAGTTGGCACGCCAAGCGCCGGAGCTGTTCAATGCAGTCGGGGCAGTCGGTGTGCGCGGTGAGCGCGGGCTGAATTTCACCGGTGCATTGACCCAGGTGCTGATGAAGTACGCCTCGGTGAATGATCCCGGGAAAGTTTCGACGCTCATGCAGCAGGGATTGGGCCACATCGTCAGTCCGCATTATGTGCAGGGGTTGCAGAAGTTTGGCATCGACATCAAGAAATACGCCCCCGGCGGAAAGTTCTACGGCGAGGGCGGCGTCGATGGTTTGCTGGCGCTGGTGGACGCGATGAAGAAGAAGGGGCTGGAAGATCCGTTCAAGCTCGGGCAGGCCGGCTTCGCCGATCAGGAAACAAACAAGTTTTTCCGTGCGCTGATGCAGTACTCGGACAAGATTCGGAGCGAGATGGCTGCTGCCGATCAGGCCGCCGCAAAAGACCAGATCACCACCGATCTCGCCGAGATCAAGCAGGCGAATTTCGGCAAGATCAAGGCTGCCGAAATTCAGATTGAAAAGCTGAAGCTATCCGATAGCTCTGGCAAGGCCACTTCGTTCATCGGCGGGATGGCGGGCAAGCTGGCAGACGACCCGGACATGGCGTTGAAGGGTGGGCTCGGGATTGGGGCGCTCTACCTGCTCAACCGCGCGCGCAAGAACCGCAATGCCAGGCTTGGCGAGTCCGCCGGAATCGCCGATGCAGTTGCGGGCGCAGCCGGAGTGCAACAAGTATTCGTGACCAACTGGCCCGGCGGCATGTTGTTGCCAGGAGACCAGCTCAAGCAGAAGCGCGCCGGCCGTGGCGGCGTGGTCGTCCCTGGAGAGGGTGAGGCTCCGCAGAAGCCAGCAGGCAAGCTGGGTAAGCTGGCAAACGGGCTTGGGCAGGCTGCCGCAGCATACGGCGGGTGGGAACTTGGCTATAACATGATCGGACCGGTAGTTCGCGACGGCATCGATTCGTTGGTATCTGCCGTGTCAGGCCATGAAACAACGCTGGGCGCGGCAATCTATGATTTCCTGAACCGTGACCCTGCGCCTGTCAAAGTGCAGGTCGAAGTGCAGAACGGGAATATAGTCGCGTCGGTCAACGAAACCGCGACGCGCACTGCCCGCCGTAACTGAGCGCCTGAAGCGCTTCAGCCTTAACCCGTCCCGTGCGCGCGCGTAACCTGCCCGCATGGCTTGGGCAGACAACCTTCTCGATGCAACATTCCGCGGCGTTCCGTTCGAGTGCGTGAGCACCACGGATGCTGAGACGCGCGCGCTGGTCAAGCACCAGTATCCATACGTCGACGGCGCGGACGTCGAGGACATGGGAGCCGATGCCGCCACTATCTCGGTGCAGGCCGTGTTCTACGGCCCGGACTACGAGTCGCGCCTGCAACAATTCCTGGACGTGCTGGACAACAAGATCGTCACCATCAGCGAAGAGGAAGATCGCAAGGGCGGCTGGCTGCAGCATCCGGTGTTCGGCATGCTCTTCGTGCAGGTGGCGAGCCGGACGATCAGCCACGACGCGGAGTCGGTCGACGAGGCGCGCGTGCAGATCGAGTTCATCGTGTCCATCCCGTCCGCCCCGTTCTTCTCGCGCGAACTGGCCGTGCAAAAAGCCGATGCCGTTCCGCAGCACGGCCTGCTGGCCACCGCTGCCGCGACCAACGGCATCGCCTCGCTGATCGACCGCCTGCGCGCCGCTAACCCGCTGGCCGGTCTGGATGCATTGCGTCAGACGCTGACCGCGCCGCTGCTGGCGATCACCGCGCAAACCGGCGTGGTGCTGTCCGGTCTGGACGTGCTGGCCTATCCGCGCGCGTGGGGAAACGACATATCCGCGCTGGCGCTCGGCATCCTGGACATGCGCGAGTTCGGCAGCAACCTCTCCGGCGACTGGGCGGGAATCAAGAGCGATCTGGATGCGTTCTCTCTGTTCAGCTCGCCGGATTCCGCGTTCTCGCAGGCCGCATCGAGCGGCGCGCTGCTGGATACGACACCGGAGCCCGTGACATCGAGCGGCACACCGACCGAATCGCAGGCCATCGCGGCCGCCGCCGCCACCGTACAGGTGAACAAGTGCGTCTGCCTGGCGAATGCCGCCGGCTACGTGCTGGCCGCCGAGGCCGATACGCCGACCATGTCGCCGCTTGAGATCGAGATCACCATCAACCAGGTGCGGATCGAGATCGAGATCACCATCAACCAGGTGCGCAACATCTACGGCATCGAATATAGCCGGACGATCACGGAACCGCTGAAAGGCCAAGGGCTGGCGGTTCAGGAGGCGGCGCGGGCAGTGATTGCCGCGCGTCCGCCGCTTATTCAGCGCCAGGCGGAGGCGCCTGGCAACCTGCGCCTGCTGGCGCACTTGTTCTATGGCGACCACACCAGGGCCGCCGAGCTGTACCGCCTGAACGGCGCGCGCAGCCCGTTCGTCAACGCAGGAGGCAGCGTCCATGTCTACGCTCGCTGACGACAAGGTCGAGCTGCTGATCGCCGGCAAGACGCACGGCGACTGGTCCAGCTACGAGATCGACTCCGACCTGCTGACGCCGGCAGACGCCTGGCATGTCGCGCTGGGCATGAGCGGCGGCAAGATGCCGCCGGATGTGGTCACGGGTGCGCCGGTGGAAGTGAAGGTGGGCGGCGAGACGGTGCTGACCGGCAGCGTCGACGAGGTCAGTCACCTGGTCAGCAAGGGCAATCATACGTTCACCATGTCCGGCCGCGATCTGGCGGCCGACCTGCTGGACTGTGCCTGTCCGGTATTCACCAAGCAGCAGGCAAGCCTGAGCGAGATCGTCGCCGCCATCGTGCGCGAATTCAATATCACGCGTCACCGCATCGATGCGGATAAGACCCGCACCCGCAAGAAGGTTGCGGTCGATCCGGGCGAGACCGCCTGGAATACCCTGGTCCATGCCGCCGAGGCGAACGGGCTGTGGCCGTGGTTCGAGCCGGACGGCACGCTGGTGGTCGGCGGGCCGGACTACACCACGCCGGTGGTGGCCCACCTGGTGTTGCGTTACGACGGCAAGGGCAACAACGTGCTGAGCCTGGACAAGACCGAGTCGATGGCCGAGCGCTACTCGAAGGTAACCGTCTACGGGCAGTCGCACGGCACCGATCTGGATGCCGGCAAGAACGATCTGCATGCCTCCGCGCAGGATGAGGATGTGCCGCGGTACCGGCCCAGGATCGTCATCGACCACGAGGCGGACAGCATTGCCGTATGCCGCGACCGTGCGCGCAAGCTGCTGGCGGACAGCCGTTTGCAGGGCCTGACGCTGTCCGCCACGGTGAAAGGCCACCATATCGTCGCGCCGGGACTCGAATCGGATGGGGAACTGTGGAAGCCCGGCCAGCGCGTGCATGTGTATTCCGAGCCGCACAACCTGGACGCGATCTTTTTCCTGATGGCGCGCAAATTCACCCGGAGCCGGGCGGACGGCACGCGCTCCCTGCTGACGCTCAAGGAAGACGGCGTATGGGTGCTCGATGCCCACCCGCACAACCGCCACCGCCGCGGCAAAAACAGCCTGCTGGGGAGGCCCGCTCCATGATCAGGCAAATCGACGCCCGCATCCGCCGCCACATGTCCGGCATCCGCCTCGCTTTCCGTGGCGTGGTGACGCTGGCCAAGGCGGCGGGTGCGGTGCAGCTGGTGCAGTTCGACGGGCTGAGCGGCGAGAAGCTGCAGGATGCTGAGCTGTTCCAGCAGTTCGGCTTCACCAGCAACCTTCCCAAGGGGACGATGGGCATCGTGCTGCCGATCGGCGGCAAGACCGCCCACGGCATCATCATCGCCACCGAACACGGCAGCTATCGCCTGAAGACGCTGGCCAGCGGCGAAGCCGCGATCTACAACCAGTGGGGCGACTATGTCGCGCTCAAGGCCGACCGCCGCATGGAAGTGGTGTCATCGACCGCCGTGGACATCACCTCGCCCGAGGTGAACATGAGCGGCAACCTCAATGTCGCCGGCGACATCATCGCCCAGGGAGATATCAGCGACCACGACAACAAGAGCATGGCGAGCATGCGAATGGTCTACAACGGCCACACGCAGATCGATTCGATGAGCGGCATCGTGCAGGCACCCGGAGCGAAGATGTAATGGACGCCCACATCGACCCGACAACCCGCGACTACGTGCTGCTCGAAGGCGCGGCCAGGCGCGACCCTGCCGGCGGACTGGCGAACTCCTGCTACCTGCGCCTGACCGTGCCGCTGGGCAGCTACTGGCCGGACAGGACATTCGGCAGCCGCCTGCACGAGCTGCAGCGCGAGAAGGACGTGGCGCGCGTGGCGATGCTGGCCAGGCAGTACGCCGAGCAGGCGCTCGCGCCCATCCTCGCCGACGGCCGCGCCACGCAGATCGACGTATCCACCCAGCGCGCGCCCGGTCGCCTCAACCTGCTGATCGAGGTCACGGCGGCCAGCGGCGAGACGTTAACTTTCCAGCATCCGGTACAGGTGATTTAACGCTATGTTCCCTACCAAAGACTACCGCCAGATCCGCGCCGACATCCTGCGCGACATCGCCAACCAGCAGCCGGCCGCCTATGTGGGCGAGGATTCCGACTTTGCGGTGCGCGCGAACGCCACGGCCTCCAGCATCGAGGGGCTGTACGAGCACCAGAAGTGGATCGTGCGCCAGATCTTCGCGGACACGGCCGATAGCGACTACCTGGAGACCAAGCACGCCAACCCGCGCGGCATCACCCGCAAGGCGGCGGCCTTCGCAATCGGCACGGTGCGCTTCTCCGGCGCCGCCGGCAGCGCCATCGATATCGGCACCGAGGCCAAGGCCGCCAACGGCGTGGCCGTCGTCGCCACGGCGGCCGGCGTGGTCGGCGCGGGTGGGACGGTGGACATCGCCGCCAAGGCGGTGCTGGCCGGACTCTCCGGAAACCAGGCCGCCGATACGCCGCTGACGCTCAGCGCCGCGCCCGCTGGCGTGCAGTCGCAGGCCGTGATCGTCAGCATGACCGGCGGTACCGACATCGAGAGCGATGCCGATCTGCTGGCGCGCGTGCTGTTCAACCTGCGCATGCCGCCGATGGGCGGGGCCGCGCACGACTACTACGCCTGGGCGATGGAAGTACCCGGAGTAACCGACGCCTACGTGTTCACCCAGCGCCGCGCGATCAACGGCGTGGACGTGGTGATCGAGACGTCGGGCGGCCTGCCGTCCGCGCAGCTGATCGCCGACGTGACGGCCCATGTCGACAGTCAGCGCCCGCCCTGCGTCGACCTGCTGGTGATGGCGCCCGCGCTGGTGACGGTCGACGTCACCGCCGCGCTCACCCTGTCCGGCACCACGCTGGCAGAGGCCACTGCGCGCATCGACACCGTGCTGCAGGCGTACTTCGCCACGCTGCACGTGGGTAACGCGGTGACGCGCGCCAAGCTGGTCAGCCTGATGATGGGCGTGCCCGGCGTGACCGACGTCAACCTGACCGCGCCGGCCGCGAACGTGACGCCGCTGGCCGACGCGACCCATTCTGAACTGGCCGAACTCGGCGCGGTGACGCTGACATGAACCACGCCGAACTCCTGAAGCGCCTGCTGCCGCCGGTCGCCTACGACCCGAACGGCGCGCTGCTGTCGGCGGAGCTGGAGGCGGAAGGCAATGCGCTGGATGCCGCCAAAGCGTTGGCCGACCTGATCCTGATCGAGGCCGACCCGCGCACTACCTACGAGCTGCTGGCCGACTGGGAGCGCGTCGCCGGCCTGCCAGGCGAGTGCGTCGCCAGCCTGGCGCAGACCGTCGAGCAGCGCCGCGCCGCGCTGGTGGCCAAGCTGGTCGAGCGCGGCGGGCAGTCGCGCGCCTACTTCATCGCGCTGGCAGCGAAGCTGGGCTACACCGTCACGATCACCGAATACCACGAATGGACGGTCAACGACGACGTGGAGGCCGCGCTGTGCGGCGCGGACTGGAACTTCGCCTTCGCCGTCAACGCGCCGCTCAACACCGTCGTCGAGTGGACGGTCGAGAGCGACGTCGAGATGCCGTTCGCGGTGTGGGGCAACGAGCTGCTCGAATGCGCGATCACCGCAGACAAACCCGCGCACACCGTGGCGCTTTTTGTGTACTCGTAAAAAAGGAGAAACAAGCATGGACAACAGAGTCTGGGAATCCGGCGCGGCAGCCTCGCCGCCCACCGCCCCCGCATCGCCCTCGACGGGCTATCCGTCCCCGGGCAACCCGCTCACCGGCACGCCGGCGACCAAGGGCGGGGCGTTCTGGTTCCACCAGATCGGCGAAGAGGTGCGCGCGATCCTGACGGCGGCCGGCATCACGCCGGATCACACCAACCTGACGCAGCTGCTCACCGCGTTGTATAGCTTGTTGTCCAAACGAGACGGCGATACCGGCCTGATCCGCACGATGACTCCTGCAGGAGGTGGCCGCGTTCGCGAGCTGGGCGACATCACCAACGCGGCCACGGTCGGCGGCATCGAGTACGGCATTTCCTACAACTGCAACATCAACACCGCCACCGGCGTGTGGGCCGGGCGTGATGTGGCCGGACCATGTTTCCTTGAAAAATGGTCGGATGCAGGGGATACCAAGGAATTCTGGTATGCGGCTACTGGTGCGGCCGGAGCAGTTCCTGTCTGGGTGCGTAAGGCACGCATCA